CCGATATTAAGTACGCCGACGTCGTAGCTCTGGTAGCTCTTCTTAAGAGAGGGTATACACAGGGCGCAAAAATGGCGATGAATAACGCTACCCTGTATAACGTCTTCTACGGTATGCTCGATACCGCTCAGAGACCTATCTTTATCGCAGACCCTAAAGACGAGTCTATCGGTAAAGTGCTCGGCTTCCCTGTAGTAATCGACGACAATATCGCCGATAACGTGGTCTACTTCGGTAACTTCTCGAAGTATCTCGGCTACAATATGCCCGAGGGTATCACTATCGAGAGCTCTCGAGAGAGTAGCTTTAAGAAAGGCGTCGTAGACTATAGAGCTATGGCTATCGCCGATTGTAAGCCGCTCGTTACTGAAGCTTTCGTTAAGCTGAGCAAGGCTACGGCGTAAGCCCAGTAAGACGGTAATACGATAATATGAGTAAGAGAGGGCTCGAGACGCTCGTTATATGGCTCTCGGGCTCTCTTTTCATAGAAAGCGAGGTAATAATATGACTTTATCCGAAGCTTGTAACGTCTTACACGTAGACGAGGGCAATAACGACGAGCTTATAAGTGCTCTGGTAGCCGCTCTACCGAGCTATATCGAGACGACTACCGGCTTAAGCGAAGACTACCAAGTAGCCGAGCCGCTCGTAAAGACCGTAGAGGGCTTACTACTTACTCAATGGTACTATAGCGACCATGCAGACGACCAGAGTCTCACAAGGACTATTAACGCTCTTCTTAAGGCTCTGAGCGTGAGAGCTCGTAGCTATGCCGAGTAAGTACGGCAATACGGCTTTCTATAACTCGAAAGAGTGGCGGCGAGTCTCGGCGGCTTACATGAGCTCGAAGCTTTATATCTGTGAGAGGTGCGGTAAACCGGCTCAGATATGCCACCATAAGACATGGCTTAACGAGTCGAACGTCTACGACCCGACTATCGCACTTAACCCAGATAACTTAGAAGCTCTTTGTATTGATTGCCACAACGCCGAGCACGGTCTCAGACACGATATAGCAGTCTTCGACGACGCCGGTAACGTCTCAGAGGTGAAAGAGAGCGTAGCTTCTCAGACCTACCAGAAGCAAAGAGACCAGATAGACGACGTAGTAGAACGAGCTCGGGCTCTTCTCTGTGGTTTCATGGATAACCCAGAAAAAACGACGCCGTAGAAAGCTCGTAGAGCGACTTTTACGAGCAAGGTAATATAAATCTTCATCTAAGAGCTAAAACGCCGTATAAGGGCATTTAAGCGGCTCTCAGAGGGTGCGAGGTGTAAGACATGAAGAAAGAGACTACTTTCGACGAGATTTTAAGGAAAATACCAGAGGATAAGCGTACTATCGGCGAGAAACTGGTAGCCGAGCTTACTTTTATGGAAAAGACACTCGAGCGGCTCAAAGCTCAGATAGCCGAGACCGGCGAGGTAGAACACTTTCAGCAAGGTAAGCAAGACTTCTTAAGAGAGTCACCGGCTCTTAAAGCCTATAATACGACCGTACAACGCTATAGCGTGATGTACCGGCAATTAACCGACCTTATGGGTAAGAGTGCAGAAGCCGAGAAGAGTAACGCCGTCTACGACTTCTTAAAAGAAGCATGAGCAATTATATCGACCAGTACTTAGACGCTATACGCTCTGGTAAGTGTATCGTAGGTAATCGTATAAGACGGCAATACGAGAAGCTCAGTAAAGACATACACGAGCCGAGCGGCGGCTATATCTTCGACCAGAAGCGAGCCGAGAAGCCGATACAATTTATAGAGCGATTTTGTAAGCATAGTAAAGGCGAGTGGGCGGGCAAGCCTGTAAAGCTCGAGCTTTTCCAGAAAGCTTTTATATCGGCTCTTTTCGGTTTCATACATGAGACCACGGAAGAGAGACGTTACCGTGAGACTATGCTCTACGTAGCTCGTAAAAATGGTAAATCGACGCTTCTCTCTGGGCTCGCTCTTTATTGTCTTATCGCCGATAAAGAAGCCGGTGCAGAAGTCTATAGCGTAGCTTCTAAGAAAGACCAAGCTCGTATTATCTATGAAGAAGTCTGTAACATGGTACGCCAAAGCCCAGAGCTCTTAGACATTACGAAGAAGCGAAAGAGCGACTTATACTTTCCGCTCACTTTCTCGAAAATGCAACCGCTCGGCAGAAATAGCGATACTCTCGACGGTCTTAATAGCTCTCTGGTAATCATAGACGAGCTACACAGTATCAAAGACCGAAATACTTACGAGGTAATGAAGCAATCACAGAGCGCAAGACGTCAACCGCTCTTAGTGATGATAACTACCGCCGGTACTGTGAGAGAGTGTATCTTCGACGATATGTATAAGTACGCCGTCGGCGTCTGTGACGGTACTATAACCGACGAGCACTTTCTACCGATACTCTACGAGCTCGATAGTAAAGACGAGTGGCTCGACCCGATGAAGTGGGAAAAAGCTAACCCGAGTCTCGGACATATTAAGAAGCTCGACGACCTTATAAGCAAGGTAGAGAGGGCAAAACAGAGCCCGAGAGACCTTACCGGCGTACTGGTAAAAGACTTTAATGTGATACAGACCGTAGCGAGTACGTGGCTCACTTTCGACGACATAAATAACGAAGAGACCTTTAATATAGCCGACTTTAAGGGCTTCTACGCTATAGGCGGCGTCGATTTATCTCACGTCGGCGACCTTACCGCCGCTACGCTTCTCTTCATGGATAAGAGCGAGAAGAGATACGTTACCCAGATGTATTGGCTACCGAAAGACCACTTCGAGAAGAGGGTAGCAGAAGAAAAAATACCCTATGATAAGTGGTACGAAGCCGGTCTTCTGAGACTATGCGAGGGCAACCAGATAAACTATAGCGACGTTACGGCGTGGTATCTCGAAATGGTAGAGAAGTACGACATAACGCCGGCATGGATTTATTACGACCCTTACTCGGCGGCGTACTGGGTGCAAGAAATGCAAAGCTACGGCTTTAATCTCGTTAAGTGTTTTCAAGGCGTAAAGACGCTCTCGCTACCTATGCAGAAGCTCGGCGCAGACCTACAGGCTAAGAAGATTAACTACAATAACTCGAGTCTTCTTAAGTGGTGTATCACTAATACCGGCATTAAGACCGACGTAAACGGCAATATTCAGCCGGTAAAGGCTCAGAGCGCAAAGTATCGTATAGACGGCTTAGCGAGTCTCTTAGACGCCTACGTAGGGCTTACAGACCACTACCAAGAGTATTTAGACACTATAGAGAGGTGATAATATGACTAAGAACGGTCTCTATTTTAAGAAAGATAAGAAAGTAAAGCTCATTACGAAGTATAGCGAGCAATCGTCGGGCTATATGCCTAAGACCCATTATAAGTACATTAGTAATCGTAGCTTCTGGGCTTATACTAATCAGCTGAGCCAAGACCAGACTTTTCAAGCCGCCACTTATGGCGACTCTGAGACTCGGCTCTTCGTGCTCAATTACCGAGACGACTTAAAGATATACGACTTCGTAGAGTATAAGGGTAAGTACTACAGTATTACCAGACTTGACACTACCGACGACTATAACGGCGAGCTCTTCGTCTACGTGAAAGACGCCGCTCAAGGTGATACGCCGTCGGACATAGAACCGGCAGACGATTAAAACATGAGACCACAGAAGAGAGGGCTATACCGGCTCTCTTTTCTTTTATCTTATCCGTATTACTGAGAAGTGATAAAACATATTGACAACTCGCCGAATATGATTATAATAGTAAATAGTAATACCGAAAGACCGTATTACTCATATTATTGTAGAGACCAGAAAGAGAGGTAAGACTATGAACGAGCGAGTAAAGGAATACGAAGAGAGGGCTCTCGTGTGCTTAAGTTTTAACGCCGAGAGACTTACCGACGCTCTCTACTCAGATAGTTTAGAGACGTGGGTAGCCGACCAACTCCATTATCACGAGAACGGCTTCGACGACTATACGCTACCGATAGACGAAGACCTAGCCGAAAAGCTCGAAGAGATAGCGAAAGAGGTAGCAAAATGAGAATAATAACCCTACTTAACCAGAAAGGCGGTACAGGAAAGACGACGACGTGTATTAACGTCGGTGCGGCTCTTTCTCGCTGTGGTCTCAAGTGTCTACTCGTAGACATAGACCCACAAGGTAGCTTATCCCAGAGCGGCGGCTTCGACGAGCTCAGCGACGGCGATATAACTACTTACGAAGTGCTTAAGGGCGAGGACATTAACCGAGCAATTAAGACGAAGCACGTAAAAGACTCGTACGACATTCTACCGACCGATATACGGCTCTCAGCCGGTGAGATAGAGCTCGTAAACGCCGAC